GAAAATCAGACACTTAGCCAAATTTATTTAGTTATGTTTTGTTAATCAACTTGCTCATTTTCAAACGATTACGTAATTATTAACAGAGTATTGATTTTAAAAAATCACTCATTTTTTTGAAAAAAACGATACAAGCCCATATTTTTGTAAAATTCAGTACAGGCAAATGGGGGAGTGTCACTTTAAAGACATAAAAAAAATATCCTAAGTTACTTGTCAATGTAACTTAGGATATTTTTTATATCAGGAGTCAACTCCTTCTTACCAGATATGGGCACGCTTGTTCTTTGGAACAAAGAGCTTTTCGCCCTTCTTGATACCGAAAGCCTTGTACCATGCGTCAACCATTGGGAGTGCACCATTCACACGAGCCTCATTGGGAGAGTGAACATCCACTGTCATGAGATACTGCAGATACTCAGGACGGGCATTGCCTGCCCATACACGAGCCCATGACAGGAAGAAGCGCTGCTCAGGAGTGAAACCGTCCTTCACGCCAAGTTTTTCTGTCTTCATCACGTTCTGCAGAGCACGGAAGGCGATATTCAGTCCACCATTGTCACCGATGTTCTCACCCAATGTCAGCTGGCCGTTTACCTTCTTGCCTGCCAACTCTATCGTGTTGAAATGGTTGACGAGCACCTTGGTACGGGCCTCGAAGTTCTTCTTATCAGCAGCCGTCCACCAGTTGTGCTGGTTGCCGGTCTTGTCAAACTGACTGCCCTGATCGTCGAAACCATGACTCATCTCATGTCCTATCACACCACCGATAGCACCATAGTTCATGGCATCGTCAGCTGATGGGTCGAAGAAAGGAGGCTGCAGAATAGCTGCAGGGAAGCAGATCTCGTTGGTGGTAGGATTGTAATAGGCATTAATGGTCTGAGGTGTCATTCCCCACTCCATCTTGTCTACTGGCTTGTTCACCTTACGGGCAATGGCGTCCTTGGTGAAGAACTCAGAGATGTTTGCCATATTCTCATAGAGTGACAGACTGTCGTCCACCTGCAGTCCGCTGTAGTCCTTCCACTTGTCTGGATAACCTATCTTGATGATAAAGTTCTCCAATTTATCCTTTGCCTGTGCCTTGGTGGCGGCGCTCATCCATGTAGCCTCGTCGATGCGCTGCGCAAGGGCTGTCTGCAGGTTGTGAACCAACTGGAGCATACGGTTCTTGCTGCTCTCAGGGAAATACTTCTCTACATAGAGCTTACCGATGGCCTCGCCCAAGACACCGCTCACGCTGCTCACAGCACGCTTCCAGCGAGGACGGTCCTGCTGCACACCACTCATCACCTTGCTCAGTTCGAAGGATACGGCACGGAAGTCATCACTCAGCACACTGGTGGCTCCTGAGATGACCTTGAGCTCTGCATAGGTCTTCAGGTCATCGAGAGAGGTCTCGGCAAGAATCTTCTCCACCTCGTGGATAGGCTCTGGCTGAGCCACGCAGATGTCCTTGAAGGCTGGGAAGCCTGATGCCAGGAACACATTGCCCCAGTCGATACCAGGATAGTCGATAACCAACTGGTTGTAGCTCATCTTGTGATAATTCTTGTCGATGTCACGAAGCTGCACCTGGCTGTAGCTTGCCTTGGCAATACGAGTCTCAATGGCCATCACAGCCTCCATCTTCTTCTCGGCAGTAGCCTCGTCGTTGCCTACCATCTGGAAGAGCTTCTTTATGTATGTCTTGTAAGCCTCACGGATCTTCTTGGTCTGGTCGTCGTCATTGAGATAATAGTCGCGCACTCCCAGTCCAAGACCACCCTGTCCCACTTCTACCAGATTGTTGGCAGCATCACGAAGGTCGGCACCCACACCGATGCCATACATCATGGTACCCTCGCCACGGAAGTCAAGCTGAGCAGTAACCAACTGATACTCTCTGCGGTCCTTGATGGCAGCGATGCGGTCGAGAGTAGGCTTGATAGGTGCCCATCCCTCCTTGTTCAGTCGTACGCTGTCCATGCGGAGGTTGTAGAGTGAACCTATCTTTTGTCCGAGCGAACCCTTCTGCTGTGGCTTGGAAGCATATTCGAGGATGATGTCCTGAATGCGCTTCTGGTTCAGTTCGAAGAGATCTGTAAAGGCACCATTGTCAGGGTGCTCTCCGTCGAGTGGATGATTCTTCATCCAGTTGCCGGCGGCATAACGATAGAAGTCTGTTCCTGGCTTGATACTCAGGTCCATGTTGGCCTTGTCAATGCCAGAGCCCAACTTGTCTTGCTGGGCGAAAGCAGCTGTAGTTCCTAACAACAAAGCTGCTAATACCATTTTTGTTTTCATTATTGTTTAATTGAATTGAATATTCTATTTTCGTATCAGCGCCAGACCGGCAAAGGTCAGGGCGCCATTCAGCATCAGTAGCTCATAGCCGAACTTATAGCCCGTAAGCTGCATGGTCAGGGTATCGACGGCAAAGCATATCAGTGGACTGGCGATACATATCCAGGGCACCCACATGTCGTTCACCTTTCTGTGGGTCATCAGTCCGAAGGCAAAGAGTCCCAACAGCGGACCGTAGGTATAGGAGCACAGGATATAGATGGCATCGATGACACTCGTCGAGTTGAGGGCTCCGAAGCCTATGATGAAGAGCATGAAGACCAATGCCACGGCGAGATGTACCTTCTTGCGGAGATCTTCATCCTCATCGCGACCGAAGATATCCACGCATACACTGGTGGTAAGGGCGGTAAGAGCAGAGTCGGCACTCGAGAAACTGGCTGCCACCACTCCTATCGTGAAGAACACAGTCACCATAGATCCCAAGGCTCCCGAGGCAGCAAACATAGGCAACAGGTCGTCGGGCTTTTCGGGAAGGGCCATGCCCTGCGACTTGGCCAGCATCATCAGCAGCACACCGAGGGAGAGGAAGAGCAGATTGGCTGGCACGAAGGCGAAACCATAGCTGCACATGTCTTTCTGGGCTTCACGCAGTGTCTTGCAGGTCAGGTTTTTCTGCATCATGTCCTGGTCGAGACCAGTCATCACGATGACCACGAAGATACCGCTGAGAAACTGTTTCCAGAAGTTCTGTCGCGACACCCAGTCGTCGAAGACAAAGATGCGCGAGTGTTCATCTTGGCTGATAGCTGCGATGGCCTCCGTGGGTGTCATTCCGAGTTGTCCTGTCACCTTATATATAATAAGGAGAAGCGCGGCAAACATGCAGAGTGTCTGAAAGGTGTCGGTCCATACCAAAGTCTTGATGCCTCCCTTGCGTGTATAGAGCCAGATGAGCACCACCATCGATGGCACGGTGAGCCAGAAGGGAACACCGATGTTGTCGAGTACGAAATGCTGCAGGATGAAGCACACCACGAAGAAGCGCACGGCTGCTCCTGTCATCTTCGACAACAGGAAGAAGGAAGCTCCCGTCTTGTAGGAACGGTTGCCCAACCTGTGGAGCAGATAGGTATAGATGGTGGTGAGGTTGTACCGATAATATACCGGCAACAGGACGAAAGCCACCAGGAAGTAACCCACGATGAAGCCTAAGCACATCTGCAGGTAAGTCATGCCACTCAGCATCGCCATGCCAGGCACACTGACGAAGGTGATGCCCGAGATGGAAGCTCCCACCATTCCGAAAGCCACCATGTACCAGGGCGAACGTCGGTCGCCACGATAGAACGTATTGTTGTTGGCTTGCCTCGATGTGAGGCGGCTGAAGAGCAGCAACACAGCGAAGTAAGCCAATATTGTCAGGATGATAACCATGAAAGTTGTCTGAGTTTATGCTGTCTATAGATTCTCGGCATCCTGCAGCCAGATAGTGGAGTTGGCATCCGAAGGCATGCGCCAGTCGCCACGGGGACTCAGACTCACACTTCCCACCTTTGGACCATCGGGCAGACAGCTGCGCTTGAACTGCTGGTTGAAGAAGCGGCGCACAAAGGTCTTCAGCCATTTCTTGATGGTTTCCTCATCATAGCTGTCAGGATCGTTGTCGCTGATTTTCACACGCTGTACATCTGTATCTATGAATGCCTTCTTTGCCAAGAGATAGATCTTGGCAGGGCGATAGCCGAAACGCAGGAAGTAATACAGGAAGAAGTCGTGCAACTCGTATGGTCCCACAAGATCTTCGGTCTTCTGCTTGATGTTGCCATTCTCGTCGGCAGGTATCAGCTCCGGACTGATAGGTGTGTCGATGATATCGAGCAGGGTGTTGCGGCTCTGCTCGTCTACCCCACTCTCTGCCACATAGTTCACCAAGTGGCGAATCAAGGTCTTGGGTATGCTGGCATTCACACCGTACATGCTCATGTGGTCGCCATTGTAGGTGGCCCATCCCAAAGCGAGTTCCGACAGGTCGCCTGTACCTATCACCATTCCTCCCAACTGGTTGGCAAGGTCCATCAGTATCTGTGTACGCTCGCGTGCCTGTGAGTTCTCGTAGGTCACATCGTGCACGGAGGCGTCATGGCCTATGTCCTCAAAATGCTGGGTCACTGCCTTGGCGATGCTGATCTCGCGAATGGTGATTCCTAAGCTCTTCATCAGCGTCAGAGCGTTGTTATAAGTGCGGTCGGTAGTTCCGAAACCAGGCATGGTGACTCCTACGATTCCCTTGCGGTTCATACCCAACTTGTCGAAAGTCTTCACGCAAACCAAGAGGGCCAAAGTTGAGTCAAGACCTCCGCTGATACCCACTACCACTGTCTTGGCGCCAGTATGCACGATGCGCTTGGCAAGTCCCATCACCTGGATATTGAATATCTCCTCGCACGATGACTTCATGTCGGCAGAGGTAGGAATGAAGGGATGAGGGTTGACAGGGCGCTCCAACACAAACTCACGGTCGTTCTCGGCTGGAGATGCCTCGATGTTGCGAATGCCAAACTGATGGTCGAGTATCGAATACTTAATGTTGCGCTGTGCATTGACATAGGTAGAATTGGTGCGGCGCTCAGAGCGGAGTCGCTCCACGTCTATCTGTGCTGTAACCATCTGTGAAACAGTGGCAAAACGCTCGCCTTCTTCAAGCATTTGTCCATTCTCGTAGATAAGGGCATTACCGCCATACACCACATCCTGTGTACTCTCGCCGAAGCCGCACGAACTGTAAACATAACCTGTCATGGTGCGGGCACTCTGCTGCGACAGCAGACTCTTCAGATAGTTGTGCTTGCCTATCAGCTCGTCCGAGGCTGAGAGGTTGAATATCAGGTCGGCACCTGCCAGCGCCAACTTGTTGCTGGGAGGTGCTGGCGCCCATACGTCCTCGCAAATCTCTACTCCGAAGCGCACACCGTCGTAGGTACGGAAGAGTTGAACGTCGGGCGTCACCTTCACCGTGTGTCCGGCAAACCGAATCTCTGTCTCCAAGAGGTCTTGCGCTGAGGCAAACCATCGTTTCTCATAAAACTCGCTGTAGTTGGGCAGATAGGTCTTGGGCACAATGCCCAATATCTGCCCCTGCTGTATCACTACGGCACAGTTGAGCAACAGGTCGCCAACTACGACAGGTGCTCCCACGATGGTGATGATGTCGAGCTTGCGTGTAAAGTCGAGCAGCATCATCACGCCTTGCTCTGCCACCTCCAAGAGGAGGTTCTGGCTGAAGAGGTCCTGACAACTGTAACCTGTGACCGAGAGCTCTGGGAAGACGATGACTTCCACACCCTTGCCCTCTGCCTGTACGGTGAGGTTTTCTATCTGCTCTACATTATATTTTACGTCGCCCACCTTCACCATCGGAACGGCACTGGCAACCTTGATAAATCCGTATTTCATCATTCGTATTATATTACTTAATCGTGACCTGCGTAGCACCGTATCCATACTCCTGGAAGGAAGCATCCTGATAGGTGCACGACTTATAGCGATAGTTGAGTTCATGAACGAGGGCATGGCGCAGCACACCCTCTCCCTTGCCATGGATGAAGACTATCTTCTGACCTTTTTTCTTCTTGTTCTCGTCCATGGTCTTCTTGAACACATCGAGCTGATAATGCAGGATGTCGGCAGCATTCATACCCGCTGTCGTTTCCAACAACTCATCGGCATGCAGATCTATCACGAGGGTACCGTCATCCTTCTGACGTTTCTTCTTACCCTCGTGGGCAATGATCTTCTCGTCCTTGTACATCTGTTCCTTCAGTCGCTTGGAGTCTACCACCAAGGGGCGTGCCACCTCGTCATTGTCGACAATGGTGAAGAGCAGAGAAGGCTGCTCGAAGAATTCGTTTTCCTCGAAGACATGCAGTTTGTAGAACTTCACGGGGTCGATGCGGAACTGCACGTCGATAGCTGGCTTCAGCAGGAAAGGCTTGTCCTTCTTGTAGGCTGTCAGCTGAACACCGATGCGGCCCATGTCATTGAGCACCTCACGGCCGAACTCCTCAATGAAGAGCTTGGTGTTGGGTTCCACCTCTCCTACCGACTTCAGTGTCCAGGCATTGCCCTCTGCCACAAGATATGAATAATGAATATAGTAGTTGCTGTCGTTGACAATATAGGTCTCGAAGCGGGTATGGGTTATCTCCTTGATGTCCACAGGAACAAAGGCGAGGTATGCACTCAGCTTGTTTCCTCCCTCACGTTCCTGCACAGGAGCACGGAAGGTAATCTCTCTGTCTGCAGCGTCATACTCGTCGACATGCATATCGGTCTGCTCATCATGGTCGTTGAGAATCGACTTGATGCTTCTGCTGTCCTGATGCAGTTCAGTGGCAGCATGCTCCTCGGCTTTCTGCTGGGCTTCCAGCTTGGCAGATATCATCTTGCCCATGGCATAGTCGTCCTGCTCTACCACTACCACATCGTGCACTGAGGTAGGAATCTCAAATCCGTCCTCATCCTCCACCAATACGATGTCCTTACCCTGGAAGCCAGAGACTCTGCCGCCTCCCACCTCACTCAGGAATCTTACTTTATCTCCTATTTTCATTGCGTTTCAGTTTTTTATTTTCGCTACAAAGTAACAAAGCCTTATATTTACAAGGCTTTTTACTTGCTTCTCTAAACAGTTCTTGATTACTTTATAGCCTTATCATACTTGGCTATTTCTATAACTTGTTTATAATTGTTTTAAAATCATTTCTTTCCACACCATCCACACAAAGTTTTTCCTTGATCAATGGCATTAGCCTCATCAGTAGCAGTTATCTTGCCTGTAGTTCTCTTAAGAGCTGGGCAATTTCTGTCCTTGTGGTATCGCTTAGATCCAGGACTGTCTGATACATATACGTTGCCTCCTGCTGTTACCTCAGTTTGGAAGCCATCAGCCTCAGCACTACTTGAAGAAGATGACAACCTGCCTATTGCAAAGCCAATCATCAAGAAACCTATGCAGAAGGTCACCAGACCAAAGCAAAAGAACTTCTTTGAAAGCCTCAGCTTTCTGTCTATATCATTATTTGAAAGTTCAATCATCGCTGAAAATATTTATATTGTTATTAAAACTAGCATAAATTACCAATAAAACTGGAAATATACATAATAGATTCAACCAAAAAGATAAACCTACCAAACATTCCCAATACCAAAAATTTTTCTCTTTTTCTCCTCCTAAATGAGATTTAACAGAAGATTCTAACGCATAAGTTACAAAACTAGAGAAACACAGACAAATTAGAGTGTAAACACAAAACTCTATATAGTTCTTTGGACAAAGAACAAATATAACACAAAATTGGTACATTAAAAATGATACAATAAATAGTACTATAGTAGAATCTTTACTATAGTCTACAGAATCATAATTATTTTTTTTATACCAATTTATGTATCTTTTTAGCAAGGGACTTTCAACATCAGATGAATGAACATCTTCTTTTTGCCATAGATTGTGCTCATTCATATATGTGCGCAATTGCTCTGTAGCAGAAATATATTGTCCTAATGTCATAGAAAGAGAATCTAATTTCGTCAACAACTGTTTCTTCTCCAATGACCGTTGGACTAACATCCCTGCTATTATTACGATAGCTGCTATCAATAAATATAAAAGTATGTTCATTTATTACCCTCCTCTTACTTATAAGTAATAATTGCAGAAATTCCGCCAACTACAGAACTTGCAAAATAACAAAAATACAATATCATATTGACAGTGCTATTGCTAATAAAGATTTGAAAAGACAACAATAGTCCAATAATTATCATCCAATCCATTATTGCAAAAACAATTCCTTTTCTGTAATCACATTTTGATATATACATACCTAATACTGTGCTCAAACTACAGGCAAAAAAGTAAGAGGCACAAGAATAACAGAATTGACCAATATAACCATATTCCCGATAGCTAATCCAAATACTACCAGAACGCAGAATAACTAACAATACAACTACTGAAGCAATAACTGCAAAGAGCCAACGCACAATCAACTTTCCCATATTACATTTGAATTATCCTACATGTACCTGACTTCTTGCAGAAAGACCCTGGATCTCTCTCAGCAACTTATTCTCAGCTCTTAGAGCAATCAACTCTTCATACATAGCTGAATTATTTATAGGCATAGCCTCAACAGCAGATGATGTTCCATTGATAAGTTCAGCAGGCTGAACACCTAAAGCCTCAGCCATTTTTTCAACGAGCCTCAAAGAAAGATCACCACCATCAAAGATATTAGCAAGCACGGAGCGAGTAACACCTAATTTTGAAGCAAGGTCTATTTCACTTATTCCCTTATCAAAAACAAGCTGACGTACAATCTTAACATTAAGCAGAGTTGTTTTTTCGCTACCATTCGAACCATACAACTGAAAGAAATTAAAACCAAGTGCATTTGAAATTTCAACCAACTTATCAGTTTTTATATTATCACTTTCGAGAATGCGACCGACATTTGGCTGAAGCACACCTATTTTCTTTGCAAATTCGGACTTAGACATGCCAAGTTCGTTAATTCGCTGCTCTATACATTTTCCTATAATTATATCCTTTATCATAATGTTTGTATTTAATATAAGTTAATATTATATGTATAATGATAAAGATATATTAAATCTTATATCATTTTGTATATAGCTATTATTATTTTTAATATCTTTGCACCATAAAGTTAGTAAATAAATACATAAGTACCAAATAAATTTGAAGAATAATGAAGATACAACAGAAAAAACTTGAAATTGCCATATATCTCAAAAAAGTTTGGCATGATCCAATTAAAGAGACTCCAAAGAAAGATGGTGCCCTTTGCATCGTTAGCGTTGGTGTTGACGAAGAAGGTAAAGATACCTACGACTTATTCCCTTGGGATGAGAAGATGAAGGCATTCGACACAGGTGTAGGACACTACATTGATGAAGACCTTAAAGACAAGCACGCTTGGATTTGTCCAGAGGGATGCACAAAATGGTGCTACCTGGAAGACTTGCTCCCTGAGCCAAAGAAAACAGGTGAATGCACAGAGGCAGACCCAGCCAAACTTGCCAAGCGTTTCTGGCTAAGAGCAAAACTTTATAGTCTGTGTGGTTTCCCACAAAAAGACAAGACTATTGTCGAAGAAGCATTTTTCTGGATATACAATGCACCTCTAAAGGAATGGGATAATATGATAAAAGCCCTAGAGTGGTCATACGCAAACAATGACCCAAAGAATCTAGGGCTTCTAGAAAGAGGGAAAGAGTTATACGGCTTTCTCAGCTAATACTGAGATTGCATAATACTCACTACTACCCTTCACGAAAGATGTTGCTGAAATTTGCTTCACAACCCAACCTTCTTTGTTTAGCTTGGTTATCTCCTCGCTGAAATCAAGTGCAACGGCATTGTCACGTTTCTCAATCGCCTTGCAGAAAGTAAATACATTTTGTACCATATCTATAAAATTTAAAATTAGTCGGTGCAAAGATAAATAAAAATATTCAATCGGGCAACGATGGGTGAGGAAGATTTAAAATTAGTCGCTTTCCATTGTGTACCATATAACCCATCGTCCCGATTGCTTTAAAGCAAAAGCGTATGAAAAAGATAATGTTCAATGACCAGTACGGTCTCACCGAAGCTGTTTTGGATGGTCGCAAAACTCAGACCAGAAGAATCGCTTATGAAAAGCCTTTCAAGCATATCCGTAGCTGCGGTTTTATCATGGAAGGTAAAGATAAAGGCAAGCTCGCCATCAATGATGGAAATGAGATTGTGGCAAAGTCCACTTACAAAATAGGTGAAATCGTAGCAATTGCCCAAAGATACAACGATATTCCGTTTAACAATGAAATATTCAAAGGAGCAGACCTTTCCATAGGATGGTCAAACAAGATGTTTGTGAAGTCTGATTTGATGCCTCATCAAATCAAAATTACCAACATTCGGTGTGAAAGACTACAGGACATCAGCACCGATGACTGCATGAAGGAAGGAATCTACTGTAGCCACATCGATGGTATTGACGATGCTTATTCATGCGATGCCACAAATGATATTTTTAAGACGAAATGGTGGTACAGAACTCCTATCCAAGCATACAAGATGCTTATCAGTAAACTCCACCTCCACTGGGGCAGCAATCCTTTCGTTTTCGTTTACGATTTCAAACTAGTTAAATAACAATTAAATTCAAGCAATATGTCAGAAGAAAAAGTACCACTCAGACCTCAGATCAGAGAGCTGGAGCTGGGTAAATCAATCAGTTTCCCTATCAGGAGAATGAGAACGATCAAGACAACCTGCTCGGAATTAGGTGTAATTTACTGTCGTAAGTTCAAAACCAAAATCAACCGCGAGAAAGAGATCATCACAGTTACAAGAATCAAATAAAAACAATAGTCATGAACGAAGTAGTACAAATCCAGTTTGCAGATAAGATGCTATCCTTTGATACATTCCTGTCAGCCATACGCAACGTTGTGAAAGAAGAAGTCTGCAAGGCTGTGGGTAAACGTCCGTTCCTCACACAAGCCAAGGCATACGACATCTACGGAAGAAAAAACGTAGAGCGATGGAAACGTGAAGGAAAGGTGAAAGACTTCGCAAGAGGCAGAAATGGCAAGATTACTCGCCACGAATACAAAGTATCAGAGCTGGATGCATGTGCCTGCCAAGTTCAAGACTATCTGTGTCCCAAATAAGATGAATCCCTTTACCTACCGCTAATATAAACAATATAAAAAGATAAAGTTATGAAAACAATTAAGATCATCTTCTGCATTGCCATCTGGCTAGTCTTTGGATGGCTCTACCTCAGTAAACTCTCTCAGGGCATTCATGATGAGAATCTCATTTTACAGATGCCTCAGAGTACCTATGATGAGATAGTAGATACTCTTACTATTCGTAATGGCTTTCAGCCTACCGAGCATCAGATAGTAACTTACTATTATGAGCGATTCCAGAAGTAAGAGCACCTATGCAGCTCGCAAGTGCCTCCTCTGCCATGATGGGCGTAACTGCATCAATGGCAAGTATTGCCTTAAGCACAAAAGATACGTGCAGCATCAGGAGAAACTGCCGTGTGAATGAAAAATAGATTAAATAATCATCCTGCAAAGGATATAAAAGAAGAGAATATGAAAGAATTTAAATTGTTTGCAACTTTAATTCAAGTTGCGTTTATTGTTATGAAGTTATGTGGTGCTATTCACTGGTCATGGCTATTGATTTTTACACCAATTTTACTATATCTTGTATGGATGGCTTTCAGATTCGTTTTCTCGGTTTTTTACGTAAAACACGAAATCAAAAAGAGTCGAGAGAGTCTTCGTAACAGAATGGACAATCTAAAAAGGTTGCAGCAAGAGCAACAAGAGGCAATGAACAAAAGAAAAAAAACTGGAGGAGAAAAGAAATGAGCAAAAACAAAGCTATTGAGTATATTAAACCTGCCAAAGAGCAGCTATCTTATGATTTGCTTACTATTAGGCTTTGTGAAATGGCTCGCAATAATTTACAAAAGGCACTTAAAGAGTTGGAGGACAATATGGAACAGAACAACAAACAGACGATGCCATGTTTCGAACTTGGCAACCTTTACGTCTTCAACGAAGAAGACGAGGATGGCGAGTTGACCATCATAGGCGAACTCATCGCAAAGAACGAGAGTCAAGACACATTGACATTCGGCAATCAGTATGAGATTGAGACCGAGAACTTCGTTACCGACCAAGCCTTCGACATGAGTATCAGCGTACAAAAGGAACTTCGAGAAGCGACAGAGGATGAAGCCAGTTTGTTCCAAGAGGCTTACACTCTATGGAAGAAGAACAAGGAGCATCAATCATTCAAGACCTTCGATAAGGTTCTTGTGCGAAACCTTGATGAACATAAATGGAGACCAGCAATCTTTGTCAAAACACGTATAGGTGATTCCCCATACAGGTATAAAGCTTTGCTATTGTCTACCGGGCACGTAGGTGACTTTGTACAATGCATTAAATACGAAGGTAATGAGGAAATAGCATTCACCGCTGCCCCATTTTAGGTAAACAGAACACAGAAACACATAATAGATATGGAAAAGGAATTTTGGAAAAACATTCCACGTTACGCCAACCAATATCAGGCATCCACCTTCGGCAGAATCCGAAGGCATCCAAGGATGGTGGACAACAATGGCACACTATGTCTGAAAAAAGGGGCTATCGTTACCCAGAGCATAAATGCTCGCGGTTTGTTCCGTGTTCGTCTTTTCTATGGAGGAAAGATGCGCGAAGAATTGGTTCATAGGCTGGTGGCTGAGACCTTTATCCCCAACAAGGCGAATCAACCTTCGTTAGGCATAAGGATGGAAAGCTCACCAACAATCATTTTTCCAACCTCTCTTGGTGCTCCCGACTTAGTGTATATTCCGCCAGTCGCAAGAAGTCTAAGACACTGAATAGCAAGGCTATAGTTATGAATAATGGTACAACCACACGTTGCTATTTATCCATCAAAAATGCCGAAAGACGTACTGGTATATCGGCATCCAACATCTGCCAAGTGTTACGAGGCAAGCGTAAGACCGCAGGAGGTTGCTCCTGGTCCTACAAACAATGAGTTACAATATAATAATGTAAATTCTATATTCCAAATAAAAGCAACAGTAAATGAAAACAGATGGCTACATTCTTACTCCAGAGCTGCTGCAATGGCGTTACTTTCATCGTCCGGTGGTGGTACAGGTGCTCATCTACGTGCTCCTGTCTGCCACCCACAATGAGGCATCCGCTGCTACGCTCTCCTTACGTCTGCTCGCTGATCGGCTCCATACCTCGGTCAAGTCTATCCGCTGTGCCATCGATGTTCTCATACAGGAGCGAATCATCACAAAATGCAGCTCCCCTAAAGCCTCAACAATAGTGTATGTTAACAGTTCGCATCCCCTCTCTCACTGCATACTACCCTATCAAAACCAATTAGGGGCACAGAATGGGGCACTCTTTAGGGCACAGATAGGGGCACAATCAGGGGCACAGATTTTAACTTCACAAGTTACTGATACACAAGATTGTGCAGCATTTCTTCAAGATAACAAGGGCACAGATAGGGGCACGATTAAGGGCAAAGATAGGGCACGATTAAGGGCACACCCTAAACAAGGGGCACACCAAAAGGCACAGTATAGGGCACAGATTAACAATCCCGAAACCCCTTTAAATAAAGGCAATCCCGAAGATTTTGCCGAAGTTGAGGGCACAGACAAGGGCAAGGGTAAGGGCACAGAAGTAAGAGGAAAGAAACAAATACAAGAAAACATTTCCCCCGAACCCCCTATAAAAGAAAACAAACAAAGAAAGGAGAAAGCCCACACCCACACACCAAAAAAAGAAAAAGAAAAAAAGTCGCTGGATCCGGAAGTTCAGTTCTCGGAAGTGCTAAGACTCTTCAATCGCCTCTTTCTGGGCACGCAGGTCAAGCCTATCTCAAAGATGACTCCCGACCGCAAGAAGATGGTGGCAAAGTTTATCTCAGACTATTCCTTCGAGGATATAGAACCGATGCTTCGCAAGGCTCTCAACTCCGATCTTCTCTCAGGACGAAAGGATGGTGGATGCTATATCTCCTTCAACTGGCTCTTCAATCCCAAAAACTACGAGGCTCTGATGGAAGGAACCTTCGACAATCCTACAGTTGTAGCCTCAGCCGGGAAGAAGCCTCAGCATTCAAGTTCTCCACCACCTTCTCCTCCACAGCCTCAACGCGAGGAGACTAACGAGGAAATAGAAGCTCGCCTCAGAATGAAAGAAGAGCGCAAGAAGGAATTGGAGAAAGAACAGACCGAAGCCCTACGGCAAAAGTATCTAGGCTGGATAGAAGCCGCCAAGAATAACCCGAATGGTTCCATGGCACAGATGGTGAAAGATGCCTACAAGAATGGCACTCTAGCTAAATTGGGCATCGTCTGGAATCCATCGGTGGCAGAAGAAGAACAGTCACTGGCCGACTTGGATGATCAGACTCAGAATTATCTCCAGTCTCTCCTCTGCGACTAAGATACAAGTAACAAACAATTTAATTCATACGATTATGGACAGACAAGAATTAATCGACCGCCTCAACGGCAATTATCCTGAATACACCAAGAAATCTGCTACCAAACAGAAGAAGGTGCAACATGAAGGGCAGCTACAGATAGCTTGTGTACGCTGGTTCCGTCTCCAGTACCCGGCTTATGCCTCTCTCCTCTTCCATCCCAAGAATGAGGCTGATGGTGCTACCAGTGGCAAGAAGATAGCCATCAACGCTGCATCAGGAGTTGTGCCGGGCGTTCCAGATCTCATTCTTGCCCTCCCTTCATACAAGAAGGGCAAAAACGGAGATTCCAACAAGGGTACAGAAATATTCTATGGTTTGGGCATCGAACTGAAGTATGGTAAGACAAACAATCAGACAGCTCATCAGAAACGTTTCCAGGGCTACTGGCAGTGTGCTGGCTATAAATACGCTCTTTGTCGCTCTCTGGAAGACTTCATTAAAGTTGTCAACGATTACATGCTTTCAGTTGATTTAGGCATCGTTGAGAATATAAAATCTTATCATCTGAGTGACGATGATGCTGAGCACAACAAGCAAGTATTAAACAAAATCATTAAAAACAAGAAGTAATATGAGGAAGAGATATTTTTATGTAGTCGCATCATTCATGCGCAAAGACATAGCCAAAACACAGAGTAAGGTTGACCTTACCATTATGAAAGAAGATGGCTCAGCATTGTTCCCTCTTATGGAGGCTATCAAGGTGATTTCTGAAGGATATTCAGAGATAGCTGATCCTGCAACTATTCAGTTCGACAATTACTTTGAAATTAGCAAGGAAGACTATGAGGCTTTCAATAAAGCCAAAAATTTAGTCAAAGTGAATAAGTAGCGTATGGAAAAAACAATTTTAGACATGTGCTGTGGATCTCGAATGTTCTATTTCGATAAACATGACCCAAATGTTCTCTTCACAGACATAAGAGAGTATCACGACACATTATGTGATGGACGCAAACTAGACGTGCAACCAGATATGATAGCCGATTGCACAGCCTTGCCATTCGAAGATGAAACGTTTAATATGGTAGTATTCGACCCTCCTCATCTACAAAAAGTAGGTCAGAACTCATGGCTATGTAAGAAATATGGTAAACTGCCCGAAAATTGGCAAGCGTTCATCAATGACTCTATCCACGAGGGCATGAGAGTACTGAAAACTGGCGGAACACTCATTTTTAAGTGGAACGAGCAACAGATAAAGGTAGGTGAAGTACTAAAGGCTATTAAAGATTACAAACCGATATTCGGACATCGTACCACCATCAAGAGCCAAACAATATGGATGACATTCATGAAATATCGCTGGTCCATCAAAAAGAGTAGCGTATGAAAAGAAATATCTATTATAAGTCGGCATGCAATATGGAAGAGTTGGCAGATGAAAGCATCAATATTGTAGTAACATCGCCTCCATATCCGATGGTAGAAATGTGGGACGGTATATTTGCAATGCAAAATAAAGCCATTGCGTACAACCTTGCAGATAATCCATCCGTATCTTTCGATTTAATGCATGGAATACTCAACAATATATGGAGGGAGTGTTACAGGGTTCTTTCAGAAGGAGGTTTCCTTTGTATCAATATAGGAGATGCTACAAGAACTATCAATGGAAACTTCCAACTGTTCAATAACCATGCGAAAATATCGCTATATTGCAGAGGTCTTGGTTTTACGGAACTTCCATGCGTCATTTGGAGGAAGCAAACAAATGCCCCAAATAAGTTTATGGGAAGTGGTATGCTTCCCTGTGGTGCTTATGTCACCCTCGAACACGAATATATACTAATATTCAGAAAGGGCAAAAGGCGAAAGTTTAAGACCGAGGAGGAGAAGAAAAATCGAAGACAAAGCGCATTCTTCTGGGAAGAGAGAAATACGTGGTTCTCTGACACCTGGAATGTGAAGGGTGTAAAGCAGAAGATGGCTGACGGAAAATCTCGAACAAGAAGCGCAGCCTTCCCTTACGAAATACCTTACCGTCTTATCAACATGTATTCGTGCAAGGGAGACACGGTGCTCGACCCATTCCTTGGTCTTGGAACGACAATGCAAGCCGCATTAGACAGTGGTAGAAACTTTGTTGGTTATGAGATAGACAAAACATTGAAAGAATACCATCAAAGCCTATCTGCCACGCAGATCGCACGTTCCCGAACTATAGCAACGTCTCGTATTTTGCAGCATAACCGATTTGTTGCAGATAGAGAAATTAACGGAAAGGACTTAAAGTATTTTAATAAGCATCTTGGCTGCAAAGTTATGACAAAGCAAGAGCAAGACATAAAATTATAAATTTTGTTAGATAAAAAGAAATAGCGTATGAAAGAGAAAGAGTTAAATGTCAAATTAAGAGTTAATATGCTCATCCTTGAGATAGAATCCGCATTAAATATTTCTGACTCCAAGTTTATCAATGCAGAGCATGTCTTATCACAGTTGAGAATTATTAAACAAGAATTAGAGCAATGAATATATACTTAACAGAATCAGAATACGATGCTATAAGTTTTGCTTGGTCTCAAATTGCAACAGAGATTGAAGCAAGCTCTGATGATAGCTTTACCATTGAAGCTGGAGAGGCTATCAGCCAACTGTCTTCCATACAAGACAAATACAGAGAAGCAAAAAGAAAAAGCGAAATATTCTATGCAGTAAGAGCAAAGTTCAAAGAACGCTTTCCTGAAGCTAGTTCTTCGACTTTAGGAAAACTGGCAAGAAAAGCAATAAAAATTAGTAAAGAAAAGAAGTAAAAATGAAGATTCATTTATGGCAAGCCTCATCTTGCGCAGCAGATGAGCATGAGACAGGATGTTATCCTCGTTCTTCATTCAAGCCGAAGCCTGAGCTTCCGGCTGGAACAATACTCACAGTCAAGGAAAAATGGCAAAACTTCTACGGAGTATACTACCGCTGCTATCTCTCAGACAAAATGAAGGACAAAGGATATTCCATCCCTTACTACGACATTCCTGCAGACAAAGCTGAAGTAATAGAACTTTAAACATTATAAATTATGTATGTAACAATAACATTAATTATTAGCCTCAGCGTGGTCTTTGTTATCACGCTTGGCATCGTCTCTTGCACGCTAAGAGACAAGAACTTCAAGGTTCGCTTCGATGACAGAAACAAGCGTATGATGCGAATTATCGCAGATCAGCGTGATGAACTTATCTCATACAGAGAAGCTATCAAGAAAAATGATGCCAATCTAGAAAGATCTCTAAAGGTGTTAGCTTCTGCTTCCGATACTGTCAACAGCAAAATATCTCGCTTGAAAGATACGGAAGAAACTCTATCCATGTTAAAGGTTGAAGTTGCAGAACTCAATTTGGGGCAGGATAAGTTTTTAAAGAAGATGGAGGAAGCTATTCGTTCATTCAAATCAAGCGCAATGAAAATTAATGATGGTAATGCGAGAGCATTTCAGATCTTTGAGGAGCGACTTGTCAATCGTCCTTCATACCTCTCTAAGGAAGAGAAGAAGCATTTTAAGGAATACATGCAATCATGTGCTAGAGACTATACATTTATTAGCAATATGCCAAACAAAATGGACTTTGATTTTGTTCGTGTTGAAGATGTAGAAAAAGCACTTGAATATGTAGGAAAAGAACAATGGGATTCATTATACGATTTAATCCCTGCAGCAGAAAATTAGCCAATGGACAGAATACAGAACGAAATCAATAAACTTCGTCATGAGCAGCATTTGCACGAAAGACTGCAAGAAGCCCAACTTCGACAGATAAAGCGTGAGCACGATGGTCTTCACAAGTGGATTACCATTAAGCCAAATCTAAGACTTCTCTGCCGAATAGACGAAAAAGGCAACCTCCTCCCCAAGGAGCAGGAACGCATCAGAAAAGTCAAACAAACTTTAGGTATCAAATAAGACATGAGTGAAGAATCAGTATTATCCTTTCGCAAGCTGGTTTCAGCTATGCGAACCACGGAAAAGGAATATTGGGCACACCGCGATAAGAAGATGCTTCGCCAGTCCATCGAACTTGAAAAGCGTATCGATGGCATCATCATGAAGGCAGACGGAAATGATGTCCCTCAGAACGACAACGGCGCATTTTTTCTTCTGGTGGCAGAACTTAGAGCCTCAACCATCCAATATTTCCAAGAGAAGAAGAAGCTACAGCCCGACAAGGAGCTGGTCAACTCTCTCTTCAAGACCATCAAGGAGAAAGAAGCCAAGATAGATAAGATGCTCATACGTCTCAAAGACGAGCAGATGAAGAAAGATGGCTACATCATCCAGTACCACGTCATGGAACGTATGCCAAGAGCACATCAGGCTCGTTCTATCTTTAATTCCTCGGATGAGCAGCTTGCCAATATAGAGTTGAATGACCACTACCGCCATCCCAACCATCCTGGCACCATGTATTTCATCTGCAAGGAATATCTTGGCAAAGACGGAAAACAGCTACCTCAGGAAGAGTTAGACAAAATTATTAATAACAATTTAAATTCTTAAGATTATGAACAAGACAGAAAACAATCCTCAGGAAGAGGCTAAGACACAAGACAAGTCTCAGAACCAGACAAAGGTGTCCTTCATTGGCACAGGTAATGGTTCTTCCCTCCGCTCTCGTACAAGCACATGGTTCGAGTGCAAGGTACGCTATGAGAAGACTCAGGAGGATGGAAGCGAGAAATTGGTAAACGAGCTGTATGTTGTTGATGCCCTCTCCTTCACCGAGGCAGAAGCAAGCATAATCGATAACATGGCAGTCTATGTATCTGGTGTACTTAAGATTGCCAACATCAACCCTGCCAACTACAACGAGATTTTCTTCTCTGATATTGATGACGATGATCTTTGGTTCAAGGCTCGTTTGGCTTTCATCACCATTGATGAAAAGAAGGATAAGGAGAAGCGTACCTATGTCAACTACCTCATCCAAGCCAAGAGCATCGAGCGTGCCAAGCGTTATGTAGATGAGGTCATGGGCAAGACCATGATTGACTATGAGATGAAGAGTCTCAGCGAGACCAAGATTTTTGATGTCTTCGAGCATGAGCCTTCCACTGATAACAAGCAGAAAGAGAAGGACGGTAAAACCGAGTAATCACTGACAATTCTTGCGCAATTTGGTTCTCAACAAGCTAAGTTGCGCAAGTTATCACTTTTTATCCTCATTTTTCTCGTACCTTTACCCACATTATTAATATATAACATCAATCATATATGAAGAAGTTGAAACGTATAATCATTTACCTACGCCTCTGGTTTATCCGTAAGATGGGTTACAATCTCCCATCCCTCCGTGAGGCAACCTGTATCGTTCCCGGTCAACTTTATGACCACTTTGGCCGTGTTGTCAGGGCTGTACCAAGTAAGATGCCTGCAACTGATAATGGAGACTGCAAAGAACAGGAAGAAGTGCCTGAACATTGCTTCCAGTGTGATCTGTACAACAAGCATATCCCTTGCTCCTTCAATCATCGTATGGCCAACGGCAACGACATCTGCGAGAATCATCATTTCGAAATCATTTGCCTCAACTCTGGCAACATTTAAAGACTACTCATTATGGAAAAGCAAAAAACGAGATACAGACTTGATAAGAAAACGGGGCATCTTCTGGAAATACCATCTAAGAAGCAGGTTCGCGAAAACGTTAAGAAGATTCGTGAGCAAAAGGGAAATGGTCAGTTACCTCAATCTCCGGTCACTATTCATGAGACTCAGGCAGAGAAAAACTTCAAAAAGGTTCAGAAGGTCATCGACCGCATGCACGCCAAGGCGAAACTGCCCGATTTTCTCTCCATGGCTCGACATAAGTACCTCTCCACCGTCTGTGTCATCAATAAGCCGGGCAAACAGCGTAGCCTACTTCCTGATAAGAAAGGCCGCTTCGTCATGCTCTGCCATGGAAAAATGGCTAAAGTTTTCACGGCTGATGTTTGCCTTCTCGTCAAAATACAAAAGTCCATCATCAAGAAACATGAAATGGCACCAGGTGGAGAAGTGACCACAGAGCATTGGCAGGATGGTAGCTGGAGCATCGTACCGTGCCGGGCAGACAAGAGTAATTACACCACCATTCAGGAGGTCCGTCTTCGTCCATGGTTCTTTCTCCATCGCTATTGGTACGAGATTTCCTTCGATGGCAGAGTTGAGCCAGCAATGATGTTGAATGATTACAACCTCAACCCTACTCTCAGCAAGAAGCATTTTTATGTTACAAGAGAATATGTAAAAGTACGAAACCAGGATGCCGAAAACGATTATTTCCGTTTCTGGCTCCACAAACCTACAGATCATGAAGCTAACAAATGATGTCATTATTCTCAATCGTCCTCGCGTTCAGAAGCGAGGACTTGCCCTTAATCTGAATGGGCGTATCACTCTAAGGTCTAGTCCTTGCAAACTGCTGGATCTCCATCCGGGTGATAAGATTTGTTTCTGTTTCTATAATCCAAGTAAGCAGATGTATGTCATCAAGTCCACACCGGAGTTAGAAGCTAAAAATGTATGCATCAAACTGTCTGGCCGTAAGGGGCAGCTCCATGCCAGTAATGTTTCTACCGTCAGTTTCTTGCTTAGCTATATACCGAATATCCCGACTGGTACTAAGCAGATAGAACTGGTTACGGCTAATGAAACCATCAATCTCAATGTAGATGGCGTCAGTTGTCCAGCCTTAGCAATCGTCAATAGGGCCGACTGCGAGCATTGTCGATAACTAAATATTAAACATTAAGAAATATGCAACAATCAATTAGATACAAAGGTCTCAGCCTAACTCCTGATGAAATGGCAGTAGAAAACGGTGCGCTATCCCTCTGCGGCAATCTAGAGCTGCATGATGGCGCATTGCGCCCTTCTATTGTCACAGGAACACCCCTCTCTCAGCCACTCACCATTAATGGTGTAGTGGCTAAGATTCTTTATGTACACGAAACTGGCAATTACCGCCATCTCATAGCCATAGCCTCATCCTCCATTTATTGGTTCATGCAGGATGGCACCTTAGGCTCGTCCACACCTATCAAGTCCTTCGACTACGAAGCCACCGTGATCTCTATCAACTCCATCGGCAACACCCTCATCATCGTGGCTACCGATGGCATACACTATGCTGTATGGCTCAAAGATAAATACGAATACTTGGGACAGAAGCCACCTTTCATGAGGATTCTTTTTTCTCTCAGTAGAGAAGACCAACCCGAGAATTACGAAACAGGTGGAATCGATATTACAGGTTCGGCAGATGGATTTACGGTTGCTTTCCAGGTATCAACGGAGAATGTAAGCAATCTCTTGAATATTGTAGAAAGCAAAGCGTATAAACCTGGAGATGCCGTTGCTGACGTTAAACTGGAGAAACAGGCTGAATTAACCGAAAGCATTTGGGCACTTATCAATCGCACAAACAGCCTCATCGCAAAGAACGGACGTTTCTATGCCAATTTTATGGTGCGTTATTGTTATCGTCTATATGACGGATCCACAATTCTGCACTCTGCTCCCGTTCTTATGCCCGTACTCATACCAAACAATTACAGGGTATATAACATGAATGTCGTGTCGTGGGCTGGCACGAAAACACCACGAAATGATGATACTGCTATTGATGCCAGCGACGTAAAGTACGACGACTTTGGAAGAGTGGTGAGCGCATCAAAGGTTCAGTTGTATACAGACACATTAAAGTATAACAGAAAAGATGCTAACGGAAAGGAATATTCTTTTACTGCAAGCAATAACGTCCTAATGTATCAGCCTCGTAATGTCGCTTTAATGTATGTTTGCCAGAGAGATGTCTTTAGCGAGCTGCAGAAATGGAAAAACATTGTTCGGTCCATAGATGTGTATATCACACCGCCCATTACCAAGACAGACAGCTCTCAGCGTATTAATAAGTTTGTGTTGAAGACTGTCGACTATACCATGCGAAACGTGTGCCCTGATCAGGACTGGATTATTTCGTATGCGCCATCAAGTGGTGACTATATTTATAAAGGCGGGTTTCACAACGTGTCTCTTGCTGAGATACCATCACTGACAGATGAAAACTATTGCCAGAAGATACGTAATACATCTTCCTTCTTCAAGATCGCATCGCTCGATTTGGAAAGCATCAGTAACTTTCCGGATGTTAGCACAAACCTGCCTGTCGACAAATCAGTAATAGCCAACGTTTCGCTACAGCAGCAGATGAAGGACGACTACAAAAGCCACAACCTTATAACCGCCGAAGGTGCTTACGTCTACAACCACCGACTTAATGTCTACGGAATATCCGAGACTCTTTTTGATGGTTTTGGACTTTCTATGTTTACTTATGGCTGCCGCTTCTTCGTGAATCTCGATAATTCTGAAAAATCCCTTGGTATAAACAAAATCGTTACGGTTATAGAAACTACCGAAGGCCAGAAGATTGTAGAGAAGAGTGTATCAATATGGAATATAAACAGAGCTGGCTTGTTCAACTCTATGAAATTCTATCCAGACTCTCGCGCTACAAAGATGGTGTTCTTCTGCACTTTAATAAATACCAGCGGTGAAGCCTCTTCACATATTTACTCCTTCCCTCTTACCGAGTGTGCAGAACTCAATGGAGCCATGCATCTCAGTTTCTTTACCACTGACTATAGCAAATACGAGGTTAGCGAATTTACTTACTCCGTTGATAATGTCGTTTATATGCCGTCCAAGATTTACACATCCGAGTCCGACAATCCCTTCATTTTCCCTCTTAACGGCATCAACACCGTGGGCATCGGAACCATCCAGGGCATAGCCTCGACCACAAGGGCTCTCTCCCAAGGTCAGTTTGGTCAGTATCCATTAATGGCATTCTCTACCGATGGTATCTGGGCGATGGAAGTCTCTTCCAAAGGCACTTATAGCAGCATCCACCCAATTAGTCGTGAGATTTGTAGCAATCCGAAGTCTATCACACAGTTAGACCAGTCTGTTATCTTCGCCTCAAACCGCTCCCTCAGTCGCATAGCAGAGTCACAAGTGGTTTCCATGTCCGATGTCTTAGATGGTCCCGGCTTCAACATTTCCGGTAGCCTAGGCAAGTTCCTCAACTTCTTCGTTGATGCAGAAGGAGATAGCGAATCCGTCAAGACAATCAAGGCTCAGATGCGTCAACTCATAGATTTTACTTCATCGCCAATAGAGTTTTTCCAGCGTTGTCAGGTCATCTATGACTATAAGAACTCTCGCATCTTATGCCTGGATGTTACACAGTTGAGTAAGGCCTCTACGGCTGATACGGTGGCACTCTGCTATTCTATCAAGGATAATGCCTGGAGCACTTTCCTTATAAAGAACGTGCTCACGGCTATCAATTCCTACCCTCACCCCTACATACAATATAGGGATGGCAGCGTGATGGTGCTTGATAAGGGGCACGATTACGAAGATCCAACAGAGTATCATGGTATCATAGTTACTCGTACCTTGAAGTTCGATGAAGATAATGTACCTGATTCCATTACAGGCTATATCCATTCCCTCACGTCTGGCAGCATACCAATCATGTGGTTATATGGTAGCAATGATAATCAGAATTGGCATTACATCGGTCGCTTGGGCGGCATGAAGTCCAGCTACATGGCTACTCACAGCTATCGTTTCTTCCGCATCGCCCTATACCTGAAGATGAAATCAATGAACCAATACTTTGATACGCGCCTCGAAATCATCAGGCGTTTCAGCAAGTTCTAACAGTAAAACCACCGTTCCATGGCTTTCTAAGCCATGTAAAAAACAAGAGCCTTCGCAAATCAGGAGTTATCCCGAAGCGAAGGCTCTTTCCATAAACACACCTAAAACGAAAGAAGGAAAAAAAGTTTCATTAGGTAAAGCTCGGCCGTCTCAAAGTATAGTTATCTCGGCTTAACAGATTGCTCTTCATATTATTGAAGTCTGCTGTAGCACTCTCCCCATACTGTCCAGCCTTATCTGCATACTGATCCTGCAAAAATTGACTCATCGTATAGTCAACCATATACCGATGCATATTGCTCTTAAGCGCATCCGTCACAGCCACGTTCCAGTTCGGAATCTCCAGTTTCAGGGTAACAGTTTCATAGATACTTTCCTCCCGATCATTACCAGCCTTGGTTACGGTAGAAGTCACTTCCTCATCTTCCTGGCCGATGATGCTTGTGGTCACAACCTCAGTCCATGTGCCGTTGTTGTTATCGGTGTACACATACTTCTTCGTACCCTTCACAAGTCGCTCCAGATTGTTGTTATCCTCTACTCTACCTGAGGTCAGATAACGCTGAGCTGCAACCTTGATATTACCGATGGCTTCTGTTACTGCGCGGTTGATAATACTGCGAGTCTCTTTACTGTCAGGACTTTCGATAGTGGCTCTGATGTCCTTCTGGGCATCATCCACCAGTCCCTGGCTCAACACATAGCATCGGGCCAATATGTCATTACATACCTGCTCCATGCTAAATTTCAAAGTAATTAGTTTACTATCCATATTTCGAAATATTTAGATGATTAATAAATCTACCTCAGTTCATAAGGTGGCCTGCCTCCGCTCCAGTCTACACGATCCTGATGAAAATGCTGCGATACGAAGTCCTGATTGCGCTCAGACCCTTTCGGCCCACTCTGGCCATCCTTATCTACTTCGTCCACATTTCGAGCCTCAGCATCCAGTTCATTCTGACTTTTAGCCTCAGCATCTACAGACCGCCCGGCAGTTGCCTGCGCATTCTTCTGCTTACCTATTTCATCCCCACTTCTTGCCGAAGCAATAGGAGAAGAACCAGCCTTTTCGTTAAGGTCCACTGCTCTGACTGATGTATCACTGGCAGAAGAGCCTTCTTTCGTTGTATCATCGGCTTTTCTTTCAGCCTCAGCAAAGCTAAAGTCTTTCTTTAACAAAATTTCCTTAATGGCATCAAGGTCACTCGCTCCCATACTGGCATAGTCCGTATGAGCCATATCCGGAAAATCGCTCAGCCACCCGGCAATGATTGCATGCACAAGATAGTTCTGAATCTGATTGCTCAGCACACCACTTAACCTTGGCGGCCAAGAAGCAAGTGTCACTATATTGATAGAGAAATCATCAGCCAGAGCCTGCAAATCAAACTTCTGTGTGGTCGAAGAAGAAAACCTCGCAAGAAAATTCTCTAAGTCGGTTATCGCCTCCCTATAGTATATATCCAGTTTAGCCTCTTCTGCATCACTGGCCCATACGCTTTGGAAGTCCACTTCCGGGTTATGCTGCGCAATGGTGGCAGATAGTCCTTCTACCACGCTCATCACGCTCTTTTTCACTATTTTTATAGTTATCGTTTTCATAAGCCTTATTTCTTTCTATGCCACAACCAAACAAGAATACCTGTTGTGATGGCCATGATAATACCTATTATCGCGCCAAGACTTACCTTCCCTATAGTCACAAGTCGCTGCTCATTCTTGGTTAGTTCTCGCCTCATAATGTTAATAGAGTCTTGCTTTAACCGAATCAGCGAATCTTTTTGAACCATTAGAAGTTGATATTTATCTACCTTCTTAGATATGATGTTAATGGAATCCTTTAGCCTCAGCACCTCTTTTGTATTCCTGTTGGTCACAACAGAGTGCCATGACTCTGTCTTGATAGGCTTTCCATTCTGGTCTACAGTGGTTGAAGTACTATCCTTTGTATGGGTAGTTTCCTTGACAGATGTTTCGTGCTCCTGGATCCTGCTATTTGCCATCTGCTCAAAAGCAGAGATAAATCGCTCCTGCCAGGAGGCATCCGAACTTTTGGTCTTTGTTTGGTCCGTAATATAATGTTCCTGCGTCACAGTCTTCGTCTTACAACTCGTCAGAAACAACATTGAGAAATACGCTATCCAAATGAACAGGTAGATAATTAAATGTTTCGATTTCATAAGCTATCCTGTTTATAAGGCAACCATACCCCTGGCAAGATACTTCTTTCTACTCGCCAGTCCATTTGTGCCTCCATTTATCTTTTTCGTAATTCTCAACACATCATCCGCATCAGCCAGTTCGTTCAGCCCATGCGCCTCCCAGAACCACATCGATACGTCAACGCAAAGTTCCGGCTGTTCCAGCAACTCCGGATGCTCCAACACAGGCTGCATACTGTAGACCTGGAATATTGAGTAGTTACTTCGGCCGGTCAACTGGATGAAACCTCTGCCCTTATACTTGGCACCATCGCCCTCATGCGTGTTGCCAAGCATCTTTCCAAGTGATCCCTTCTCATACTTCGTGAAATAAGAGTTCTTTCCTAGTTCATGGGTATAAAGAAGTTCACCGCTTTCATGCGCTATCTGGGCAAGGAAGTGTACCCATCGTAATTTTGTATTGATGTGATACTTCTCTGCCAATTTGTTGAAATAAGGCAAATATTTATCTACCCTCTTTTTCGCACTCGGCATAATCTTCAGTATCTGCTCCTTAGTTATTTCCTTCATTTCCATTTTTTTTGTTGTTTTTATATTCTTGGTATCTCTTAAACATCGGGAATTTCTCTACGAATCCAAGTGTCAGTGCATAATAGGCATAGTCCACAAGTTTATAAAAGGGCGTATCTGACACTAACATCCGTCTCAGGTTCTTCAATATGTTGGTCGTGAACAGATAGGTTGCAGCTATACACACCCACTTCACACAAAACAGAGCCTCTGTATCAGAATGCAAGAAATGACCGATAATAAACAATGCAGCCACCGTCACGAAGAACACTGCACAGCATACGAAGAACATACCGAATTTCTTCCAGCTCCATTCTTCACCGTTAAACACTGCAGCCACGATGCCAAACACCAGGTTCAGCCCAAATAATACCATCATGGCAATCATAAAATCCCTGATGGGAACCAGCAGACTCAGAAAAGTCCATATCGTCCCAATTAAGTAACCTCGAATATCATTCATTTTCTTTTTCATTTATCCGTCCCCACTCCATTATGGAAACGATGCAAATATAAGCCATCATTCCCAGTTCTCTGTGATAAGTTGCGCAACTTCATACGAAAAAAGAGAACACAAGCCCATTTTCTGCCTGCATTCTCTTCTTCTGATAGTTTTCTTTTATATATCTTAGGTCATTATGGAAATTAAACACTCGTCTGAAAAGCTATTGGATTCTTCACTCTTAACTAATTTAGTGATTGAAGTACCCCCAAGCCTTACAATGGCCATAAGGGTTATCATCATCCCTCAGCCAATTTACGGCAAGATCCACCATTTTATCCATCAACTGCTCTTCGCTGTCCTCCGGGAACCACTTCTTCATCAGATTATAGTTGTCAGAGTAGATCATGTTCAGCACCACGGCAAAATCACAATTGTTGTAAGGTCTGATCTCGTCCTTCACCGTCTCATAGATTTCCTGCGTCTTGGCCATGGTATAGTAAGGAGCACGATGCTCTACCTCCTTGTCATCCTCAAACACCATCTTCTTGATCTGAGCCTCAGCAAAGAAATCGTTGAAGTGGCCGTTACCCACTACCCCATAAATCTCCTTATACAGTTTCAGAAGATCATCTTCCTCGGCATGCATCGCCACAAACTTGCCGATAATCTTAGTTACCTTCACCATCTGTTCCGGTGTGGCATCACTCTGATATTTTGTGATAAGTTCTACTAAGTTCATATCATTCTTGTTTTTGTGATTTGACGTATTTGAAAATCTCGTCCAACTTGTTTTCCATGTTGTCAAGTCGCTGATTTGTTCTCTGCTGGTCACGAAATGATGTATCCAACTCTGAGAGAAGTTGATCACAGTCCTTTACGGTCTGCTCGAAGTCTGGCATCTTATTGATGATGTCGTTGGCTTGGTTCTTCAATGCGTTCACCTCGTTGATGATACTCTCCTTGCTACAGGAGATTACAAGGGTGTCGCTGTATGCTGTTTGCTCAGTATCTACAACCGAGTAGATAGACTGCTTGCCATCCTCAGTTTGCACGTTTACTTTCACGTTCCTTGCCCCATAATTAGGCATTCCAGGCATAGCAGCCATTACGTTCTGCTTGCCATTCTCAAAGTCAGGGCATGGATTGGTCGTCACCTTACCTTGTTTAAATTTTCTGCTGGCTCTATCAAATAGATAGATTGGAAATCCAGCCTTCAAGTCTCTGAATATCATAATCGTATCGTTTTAAATGGATAATGCGAGGGAAACGATGGCTTACACACCATCCACCATTTCCCTCTATAATGATACTAAGCTGTAGTCAATGCTACGGTCAGACTGTCAAATATGCTCAGGCCTCTAGCCTTTCCGCATACCACATCGTTAGCCTTTTGCGTTCTACCCACACTGGCGATGGTCACAGCCGTTGGCAGTGCTGTCTGCCCTTGGAAGGCTGCTACCCATCTTTCCGTGTAAATCAACGGCTGTGCTCTCATCATGTTCTTGTTGCCTATTACAGGCGAAATGATGGAGATTGTCGCCACGATAGGCACAAACACCGTTGTACCATTCAGGATAGGCTGCTCATAACTGTAGGTTATGCTTGCCTGTGGCTGCACGCTGCCATTCACGCAATAAGGTCTGCAAAGCTTCTCATTGTAAGTAGCTAAAACTGATACTTGGTTGGCTACCAATGCTGTAGTAGCCAAACCAACTGGAGAAATCTTGTTCATACCACTACGCTTCTGTTTCATTCTTTACTTTTTTACTGATAGCCACCTGCTACACCTGCGCCACATCCGCAACCGCCATTCATCAGATTGGCAAGGTAGATGTTCTGCTGCAACTGAGAGTTTTTGAACTTCAGGTCCTGAATCTCGTTAGCTTGCTCCTGACTCCAATGCCCTGTCAAGGTGTCGATGATACGCTGGGTGTTGTTCTCACCTGCACGAATGACGTCACACTTGTCTTGCTGGAGCTGGAAACCGAGGTTCGAAGCAGCTCTTTCTATACCTGTGTTGGTATAGCTAAAGCCCTGCTGCATCTGGTTAACGATGTCCTTCTGACCAAGCTGGTTATCGTACCCCATCTTGATGATGTTCTGCTGCGTCTGGCAGCAGCAATCCTTCAGCGCAATTGTCATCTGCAAGTTACCCTGCGAAATGGCGTTGATTACTCGCTCTGCCGAGAATCCTACCTGACCACCAAGCTGCTGGATGCCAGCCTGGATGCCACAGATAGAGTTCTGCAAGGCGTTGAAGTCACAGTTCAGATTGCTTGCCAACATCTTAAGGTCGTTGCCGTTACCCTGGATGGCACCCATCAGCAAGTTGCTGTTCTGGTTGTCTGCCATCTGGTTGCGCAAACTCTCGATTTGACTCTGAATCTCTGCACGCTGCACGTCTGCGCCATTGTCACGATTGTTCCAGTTGTCGCCATACATCCACTTCATCACGCCCATCATCATCATGTAGGCAAATGGATTGTTCCACATGTCGGCATCGTCACGGTCTCGCATCATAGCCGCCATTGCCAAAGGATTGTTGTCACGATTTGCCATCGCTCCAAGCAAACCACCCATCATTGCATCGTTGCAACAAGAGGTAGTCTTAATTACTTCTTCTGCCATAATTCCTAAAGAAATAAAAGTTGTACATTTTGTTTATTCACACATGTAATCGATTACGGCAGCAAAGTTATCCCAAAATATCTACATGTTTCATAACTCTCTCAAACATTCTTTTAGTAGCTGATTTCCAAAGATTTAAGGTGACATAGACCCATATCAAAAAAGAGAAGCTGATGAGGCTTCTCTTCATTATTCTGTTATTTACCCATAAAATAAGTGATGATGGTTCCAGCAATCGCTATCACATTGATAAATGTTAGCCACGCAAACAACCACTTCTTGCGTTTATAATCTCCTGTCCACCAAACAAAAATATTAAACGAAACGCTCAACATTATAATGATAGCACACTCTACAAATAAAAATGTTACCATATTCATATCGCTTATCCGTGTTGCGATAGGGCTTAGTTCTTGTTTCTCTTTTCAATCTTTTCTTGATAAACGCCTTAACGTCCCATTTCTTGAAGAAATGAGAATGGTCCCCAGCGTTCACTACACTCTCCAGCTCCCCATCTGCAATGGCTCTTCTTAGAGTAGATTCGCTGATATGAGCCTCCTTCTTTACCTGCCCGGCAGTCATATAAGGGTTCAGCATGTCAGGAATCTGCTCACAAAGATTGTCCAGATCGTCATCGCTCATACCGCAAGCCGTAACCTTCTCCCCATTCTTTTGCTGTTCTGCTGCCTTAAAGCAAGCATCGCTCAATGATTTCAATGCCCATCCCAGGGTATCATAATTCAGTACTTTCTTCATAATTCGCTGTTTTTCTCTTATTATCTCCGTATTTCTCTATTATTTGCAAATTTTCCTTCCTATCTTCGTTCTATTGATAATCATATCTGCAAAAGCATACAGATAGAACATAGCTGTTACAGCCATCACCGTATAGCAAGAATCTACCATAGATTTAGTGGTATACCAGTTCCCCTCAACAATGTGAGCTGCATTGATACCAAAAAAGTAGAAGAAAGGTATTCTATACCACCAGCACAAAAAGAAAAATCTACTAGCAAGAATAGTCACCATCGGAAGAATATAGACCATAAAATAAATAAAAAGATAACAGGGAAAATTCTCTTCATAAGGAATAAACATTTCACGAGGATGCTGCGAAAAATCCAAAATTCCGTATGCGTGAAAACACATAAGAGTAATTGGAACATACTTGCAGAACCAGCGAAAAAATTTCAGAATCCTTCTGGAATACCTGTTGCCATGCTTCATAAGCATTCCCATCAGTTCAGTAACATCTACATCCTTTATCAACCGTTGGACTTCGGCTTCTTGTTCTTGTGTCATTGAAAAACCTCCTTTTGCCTATAGTTAATTGTTCTACGTTCTTGATAAAATTAAAATCTGTGGCAAAATTACAATTTTTTGCTCAAATCAGTTCATTTTGAGCAAAATTGTAAAGTTAAACTTTGATAAAGTAACAATCTGTAAGCAAATTATTCGTATATTTGCATTCAGAAGGCCAACTCAGGTAGGTGACATTTTTTATTCTATATCCTTATATTCAGACATGGCATCAAAACAAGGACAATACTTCTTTCTATTTTTCTCATTTTGTTAAAAAATAAAGTAATTAATAATACTACCGAGTACAATCACGACAGAATACCTAACCACATCCTCCCATTCAAACTTTGCCAAGTGGTAGTGCTTGTACTGGTAATATTCTCTTACTACCATTACTGGCAAAGCAAGAAGACCTATCAATAAACTGATAAGCAGCCAACAAGCAAGACCAATCCAGTCTCGCTTGTTTAATTTTAATATATTTCTCATCATACATTATTATTTGTTATACACTCAAGACTACATTTCCTTTATCCCCATTGTCTCACCGATTGCGAGAAGTTCTTTGGCTCTTGCCTTGCACTTCTCTCTGTACTCTTGAAACTCATTGAACTCATTCATCTTCTCATTGGATTCCTCCTCACTTACACTTGAAGGATTCTGCATAAGCATAAGAGAGTTACTTACTATTGCCTCAACCTCGCTCTCTGAATACTTATGTCTGATAAGGGCTGAGACTATTGCCCCATAGTTCCATACAGCGACAGGAAGGGTAATGAAGTTATCACTACCCATGCCCACTGCTATCGTCATCTTTGGTCTTCCAAAATGATTTTCTTTGATTATCTCTTTAATATATGTATTCATCTCATAATCAATTTAATAATTTAATACTTAATTTCAAAAGCAACTACAGGTCTAATAGATGCAGTATATAAAGAGTTTGCCTTATTAATATGATTATATCCAGAACCATAAGAACTTTTACCTGTATCTGCATCAAAGCTACAAATATGAGTCGAAATTGGTAACTCTGCTGAACTATATATATATCCGTTCAGTTTAACAAAAGCATTTTGTAGGAAAGCATTACTAAAAATAGCCCACTCTGCTCCATCGTATCCCTTTAAAGAAAACCAGCATAATCTTGCTATTTCACCGTGACTTGGTAGATACCAGTTTCCAGCATTCAGTCCTTTCGCAAGTGTCTCTTTGCTCTTTATAGTAGGCTCATAGGCATTGCTATAAGATGCAGCAGGGAAGTAGTATTGAGCATACTTTTTCTGATTGTCATTTCTAGCAACAAAATCGTCTATACACTTTGTTATATTATCATACAGAGATTCCTCATTAGATGCCTCAGGCACAGGAAGATTAATACCTGAGTCATTTAGAACCATATCTCTTAAAGCAATAATATACAAAGACTGTACAAGTCCCTTAGATACAGTATCTCCTACAGAAAGTCCTATATTGCTCAAATATAAGCCAATGTTACTATACATAGTGGAAGTAACAGTTGTAAATCCTATACAACCTCCCCATTGTGTATCTTTATATTCTTTAAACCCATCGTTATCAGCATTACTTTCATCTCGAATACTTCCGTCTGAGATTTTGATACTAAAAGAGTCAACATTAGGAATTAGATTTATGTCATAAACATTTATATTTGGATTATCTTTAAGTTCTACAGCAGTGATAGCATTAGCAGTATCTGATTTTAGTCCATACAATCCCCAAGCATTATAAGGAGCTTTCAAGTCTTGTGTTGCAACAAACAATCCCTGATTTCTGTTCTTTGGATTGATATAAAAACAGATAGCTACAACTGTAAGATTAGCTTGCAACTCATCAGAGGCAGAACCATCAGAGAAAAGATAATCTCCCAAGGATAACTGATGAGGATAGAGAAAGACCTCTTTCTCTGCCGTTAATACAGTATTATCCAATAAAGTTACATCTACAGAGATTGTAGCTTTATCATTGTTACTTACTGTCCCTACTTTGTTTACCTTAACAATACCTGTATTTCTATCTATCTCCGCAAATTCATTTTCAGAGATAGACCACTGCACATTATCTATATTGTTACCTGTCACAGGAGTTGTAACTATACTATACTCATAGTTCCCAACCTTAGGTAAATTCTTCTTTCCTGTAATGGAAACAGCCTTAATAACGTTCTGTTTAAAGGAAATGTAAAGACTGTTATTTTCCAATGTTATATTACCAAAGGCTTGCTTCAAGACACTGACTTGCGCTGCTGTCAAGCTGACGCTGCTGTCAATGGTTATCTTTCCCCGTAAGGTTGCCTTCTTTTCTGCCAGGAACATCAACACTTCAACGTTGTCTATATTCCAATCTATACCTGTCAAGGTTACATTATTCAGTTTAGCTCCTGTATCATAGCAAGTCTTAACAATCTCATAGCTATCCAAGTTAGGACAATCCTCAATATGCAAGGTCTCAATGTTTGAGTAACCTGCCACTTGAAGATAACGAGCTTGCAAGTTTGTATATCCAACAAGGTTGAGTTCCTTGATAGAATTAGGAAGCACCAGTTTTGTGAGCATATCAGTAGGAGGTGTCGTTACACCTATAATAGGAGTATTTGTGAAGTCAATCTCCTCCAAGAGGTCAGAGGATAAGATAATACTCTTTTTCAGGTTCTTCACGTTCCTGACAATCACCTGTCTCAGCATACCCATGTTACTGAGGTCAAAACTCGTTCCTGTCTCCCTTGTATTTGGCTTAGATGCGGTATAGTTCATGACGAACTTTGTGAGCCTTTTTAACAAGCCCATATTGAGGTCGAACTTAAAGTCACCAAGACCTTCCAAGCCATAGATGGTGTAATTTCCATTGCTCCCCTTGGCGTAGGTTGATAACTCTGTAATAAGGTCTGCATCATCAACGTCAAAGGTTGCATCCTGTGGATTGGAGAACTTGAATGGCATATATGAATAAGTGCCTGGTTTGATATTACGATTATCATCAAAGTTACCTACACCCCACTGCAAGGTACAATAGATAGCCTGGTAGTGCTTGATGGCAAAGCCCCTACCAACTTCGTATAAACGCAAACGAAGGTTATTGCCAACAGATGAGCCACAATGATACTTACTGTCAAGGTATCTCTGGCGCTTACCATAGAAATAGTCCATCACTTGCACCTTGTCACCATAAGCCTTTGTAAAGTTGTTGGTATTTGCATAGCCGAATGCATCTGCATTATACAGATTCTCGCACCAATACTTCCAAAAATCCTTATACTTTGTGAGCATGTCTTGATATGTAAGACCATTTCCTCTCATCTTGGCATACATCGCTTCTACCTCGTTAGGGAAACAATTTACAATATTATCCCACAAGGCAGACAGCCTGCCATTGAATACAGGAGAGAAACCTTCTGGACAATTAGGTTTGTATGAGTTCGTTGTTTCATCATAGACCTCGCCATTAATCTGTGCTGTCTCACCTGTTACCTGATTGTAACAGTCATTCCACTCATGGTAGTATTTAAATGATAACACACCCGAATTATTGAAAAGGGACTGGCTGTCTGTGTCCCTCAGAAATATATCAGCCTTAGCTTCTTTTACCGTCTTTACCATAATTATTCCTCATTCCAAGTTATTGAATCAAATGCTAAACTCATATTTTTATCCATGGAATCCATACCGATAATCCACTGACAGAAGTTGAAATAGAATATTGCACTATCACGTTTCAGATATGTACTTGCCTCCATTGTAAACTTCGCACGTCTGTATGCAGGATTATCCTTCTTATAGGTAGTTCCATTATAGACTACTGGAGTTTCAAGTGTTGCATAATCGCCATGCTCACGCTTGTATCTCTCGGCAAGGAGTACATTGGTGGAAACCACCCAGTTATGAAAACGCTTGATTACCGCAAGCTCCTGATTGGTAGCATCTATGTTATCCGTAGTTTTCTTTGCTACACCCAGCTTATTTGTTTTATTGGTAGGCGATTTCTTGGGTACTCTCGCATAATAGAGTGGAATACCAGTCAGCACACTACTCTGTAATGAATCACCCTCAATGCTATAGTCTCCAGCCTCCTGATTGAACATATTGACATTCTCATCTATCTCCCATATCTGAGCCTTCATATAGTCCTTAGCAGGGAAGCCAAGGAAGGACGCAGAATATTTGTTGTTGATGAAATTGTATATACTGAGGAAGGTAGGTGCAGCAGTTCCACTTGTTGAGGTTCTTCTGAATCCTATCTCAGGGAATCCACTAAGTGACTTCCTGTATGTTACAGCCTTACCTAAATCTGCCTGTTCTTTCTGATAAGCAGTATAGAGAGAATCATTACCTTTAGCACAAGTAAGAAGTATCTGCTGGTACATATTCATGGCATGAATATTGAAGATGCCTTCTGATGAAGCAAAGTTTACCTTGTGAACCATTTCCTTCTCACCAGTCTCTACACCAATAGTAATGGAGTAAAGTGTATGGTTCTCTGTTTCGCCAACCAATCCTACGGTAATATTCACAGAATCACCATTCCCAGTTTCAAATATCTCAGCAAAGTTCTTGTATGGCAGAGGGTAGCCATTTGATGAGGTACCATCGGCATTAAACATGTGTGCGCCTACGGTGAAAGGAGCTTGTGCCCATCCATCAGTAGCCTTATTCCAAAGTGGATTTTCAAAGTTCGTACCATTGATAGGAACATCATCATTGTTCTTGTTGTAAGGCAAGTTGTCAATATTCCACACGATGATGGGGGATTGAGGTAACGCCTTTTTCACCTTCTCATAGGATATAATCTCATCAGGGTTATGGATATTGCCACTGCTGTTTAGAATATCGTTGCGCTTGGCGAGGTTTATCTTGCCATAGTGGTCAAAGATACCGTTGCTATCATACACATCATTAACATCTGGTGTGTCGTAAGCAAAATTATCCAGAGCTTGATAAGGGTTGATGGATTTCTCATATCCTCTTATAGAATAGAGGATAACCTGTGCCATATCCGAACCTATGACTATATCCTTTGGCGTGCCCTGCTTCCAGTTTGCATTAGAATAATCGAACATTCTCACGCACACACCATTAAGACACAGATAAGCCAAGTTTACGTCCTTTTCTGTTGCATCACCACCACCAAGGTTATTAACCGTATGAGTAGTAGTTCCGTCGATAGACAAAGAGAATTTCATTCGCTTAGTCTCAGGATAGTAAGTCATTACGCTATCAGTAGAACATTTTACCTCAATTCTATTTGCGTATATACGGAAACCAGTTGTATCATCCATGCAATCTACGATAACTGCATTCTCATCAGAACAGATACCTGTCTCAAACTCAATCTCGATGGTTCTTCCCTTCTTGTTTCCACTCACACCGAAGTTCTCTGCGAATGGTTGCCAGTCTTTCAGTGTAACATACTTTCCGGCTCCGATGGTCATGCCCTTTCCATCAAGGAATCCATTATC